CTGGTTATCCCAGAGGCCCACAAAAAGCTTGTGCTTCTTGTCTTATGGCTCGTTTGCCTTGTGCATCTGAGTCGTGGGTTAAGAATACCCCCGCGCCAAGAAATTAATCAATTACTAAAGAATTCTTTAGGTTGATTAAAAAGGTAATAGAGAGGATAAGGAGGGTTTAAATCCTTATACAATCTCTATAGACCTTTACCACTCCTCTTTTCGAGGACCTACTCCCCTATCTTTAGTTTACTAAATTTAGGAAAGAGGGGTTTATAGTGGCCAACTTGAATCTTCCGGTAGGCATTAAGCCTCCACCGATATACTTATATATCGGCCTTGCGTCTGCAAGACACCATACTTAAATTTACTATGAAAAATTTTTCTAAAAATAAACTTAATTTGGCGTCTCAGAGCAGATCACAAGTCTGGAATGATGACCTTAAGCAGCGTATGAATACGTTGACTAAAGTCATTAATTCAAAGTTGAAAATTATAAACGGTCTGGTCTTTAGAAATAAAGGCCGCGGACTTATCTCTACAATACTTTGTATTGTTAGAGGAGTCCGCCCTCGTTCATCCAAATCTGTTGTGAAACAGGTATCTTTGTTTAGCTTCCGGTGTTACCGGATTGCCAAACATAGTGGTTTAAAAGGTCTCGTTTTGTATCTTAAAGCTAGCCAGGTGCTACTACAGCAATGTGTAGCAGGTTATCGAGTTATTGATCTTTCGGAATTAAAGGTGCGACCTTCTCGTAATAGAGCAGGTGTACCTTTAATTATTCCGGCAGGGGTTAGAGTTTTAATATCTAGAGATAGAGATATCCCTAGTATTAGACTCTGAATGACGTTACTAGGTCTATATCGGATTTTAGATTTTAAGGGTAAATTATCCTTATCTACTATAACCGATACTGGTCCTAATATCGATCATTTTATTCCGGTTTGAGAGAAATTTTTAGAAACTTCTTTCAAACCTCAACTTCAGAAATTAATTAAGTTCCCCGAGTTATCGGGCCCTAAATTATTTCCTATTCTAAAGTCAGGACCTACGGTCATGACTTTAGACGATCCACCTGGTACTTCTTATACAAATTCCTCTGTTAGGGCCTTAGTAATAGCTGCACGTGTCTGGTTACGTAAGTCTCCAGACAATCAACTATTAGAGGCTCTAAAGCGTTTTCTTCCCCAAATTAAGGATTCATCTACCTTTCTCTCTAGGCTTCAAACTGTCGCCATGGTTTGTAATGATCGAATTGATCAATACGATTTCTCTGGACTGTCACTAGGGGCTACCCGATATAAATCGGAACCCGCTGGTAAAGTCCGAGTTTTCGCCATGGTGGACGCTTGAACCCAGTGATTACTCCATCCTTTGCATATATGACTCTTTAAATTATTAAGAGCTATACCTCAGGATGGAACCTTTGATCAGATGAGTCCTATACTGCGCTTACAATCTAAATGAGCAGGTAAACCGAAAGGTTTATTCTCCTCTATTGATTTAAGTGCAGCAACAGATCGCCTTCCTATATCTCTTCAAGTAAGTGTACTTAAGGTTTTATTGAAAGATCTGGTTCCAGATTCTCAGCAATTTGCTGAAGCCTGGAAAGACCTTTTAATAAAGCGAAAGTACTCCACTGGTCTTACTCCCAAGAATTCTAACAAGTCAGAATTCACCATTCCTGGTGATATTGCTGAACATGTTATGTATTCTGTGGGTCAGCCTATGGGGGCACTTTCTTCTTGAGCTATGCTTGCTATTACTCACCACGCTATGATGCAGTTTTCTGCTCATCAGTGCGGGGGTAAAATGGAGTGATTTGAAGATTATGCTGTATTAGGGGATGATGGTGTGATTAAAGGGTCAAATCAGACCTCTAAATATCGTCAATTACTCCAGTTAATTGGAGTAAAAGCAGGGTTAGCAAAATCTATTCTTTCTAAGAATAAATTTGTTATAGAGTTCGCAAAGAAATTCTTTGTAGACTATACAACAGCTAATATGCTTCCATTTAAAGAAAGTATCGCAACTCGTTGCTCTACTTCTTTAGTGGTTGAGTTTATACGGAAATATGATCTATCCCTCAATGCAATTCTATCATTTTTAGGATATGGGTATAAATCCAAAATTAGGGTTTATAGAACCTTATTTTTTAAATTACCAACTAGACTTAGAGTCTTACTAGTGTGATTTTCTCACCCAAGTAGTCCTCTAGGTAAATCTTCGTATCGAGAGTGGTTATTTCAAAAGTCGTGAACTGAAGGTTTTAAACCTTCTGATTCTGCGATTAATGCTGTATCCTCAATCCTTGCTAGAAAGAATAATGAAAAATTTAATTCTATCTATAAGGATTTTTTCTCTTACATACAAGATCTAGAAGGTACATCTAAGAAATTAGATGCTGTAACCCCTATTCCTATTATATCAATGGCATCCCTTAATGGCTCAGATGGCGCCACGGTGACTACTAATGTCCCGTGAAATGCTGTTCTTAGCCCTGAACTCCATTCATCAGATATTGATTACGATTATTTATCTGCATGAAATGAAGGAGGGATGTCCAACCATGGATATCGATTTCAGAAGTTAAAAGATCTGAAAATCGGTATTGATGTTTGGAAGTTGCATGATGAGTTTTTATCTGAAATGTCTAATATTAAGGTTCCCCCCGTAGTAAATACTACGGGTGAACTTATAGTAGAAAGAGCAGATGTATTATCTCTTCAGTGTCACACTTATTTCGCTTTAGATGATTTGAGGGCTAAGGTCCCTGAAGAATTCTGGAAAGAATCCAGGGTATCAGAGAAACCTTTTAGAGACTTCCTGACAGTATATAAATACTGACAAGAGGCCACTAAACCGCTATGATCTGAGTTTTATGGTAAGGATTTATCCTTACCGGTAAAATCTCAGAAACCAAAGATTGAACGAGGTGATAACTTAGAAGAGTTGGTCCACCATCCATCTCCCTCGGGAAGTATTCTTAACTTCCCTTGAGTAGATTTCATTGTTATAAGTGTTTTAACTTTTTTAATTTTAGAATACTTATATGGCAGCCCTTCCAGCGGTTATCTGGTGAGTCCGTTTGTTTATGATATAATATCAGAAGAAACGGAGACTAACACCTTAGAGATCAGTCGGGTAGTTAATTCAGTTGCAGTCAATTGACTTGCAATTGGATTAATGAGTGCTGGAGCGATTTTGCTCTCGGGATCTATCATCTTATCCTATTACCATGGTCATCCGTGAGCATGGTTAGGGATATTAGAAGAGGAGGTTAATCCTGTTCCTAATATCACTATCCAAACTACAGGTATCCAAGAAATTGGAGACTCTGTAATGGCTGGTAATGTTATGGTTTCAGGTCCGCTAAGTGCTAGTTCGCTTAGTCTGGTCCAAATTCGTTTGGAAAATCAGGCTCTGTTGGACAACTTAGCAATCTCGCCCATCGGAGACTTATGAATAAGTCCATGATAGGTGGATGGCACCAATTACTTCAAACTTGGGTTAATAACCAAGTTAGAAAATTTTCGATGCGCATCTGAGCGCCAAGCTCTTAAGGAAATAGACTGTTTCACAGTTG